CAAAACGTATCTTTAACAGGAGGTTCAGGTGCTAATGCAACTGCTGATATCCTTGTTGCCTCAGGTGCAGTGGTCTCCTGCAACCTTAAGTTTGGCGGTAATTTTTATGTTGCTGACGACATATTGTCTTGTTCTTCTTTGGGGTCTACTGGTAGCGGTTTTTCAATTTTAGTAAATGCTGTTTCAAATGCAACTGGTACTAGCTGGTTAGGTGATAACTATGACCCAGTATTGTTTTACGGGGCTATGCGTGAAGCTATGATCTTCATGAAAGGTGAGCAAGATATGGTTGCTTACTATGAAAAAATGTATGAAGAAGCTCTTGCACAGCTTAATCGTCTTGGAACTGGTCTTGAACGTGGTGATGCTTATCGTAACGGTCAAGCTCGTATTATGGTGAAACAATGATCGTTCAAGGATCTTGTAACGTATTTTCTCAAAACCTATTAAACGGTAATGAGAACTTTACAACTGGTATTTATTACATTGCCCTGTATAACGCCAATGCCAATTTAAACCCTACGACTGCTGCTTACACCAGTGTGAACGAAGTAACTGGAAATGGTTATACGGCTGGTGGTATTCCTTTGGTTATTTCAACGGCTCCCACAATTAACCAGCAATACAACACCACTTATGTGTCTTTTGCTAACGCTGTTTGGAGTCCAGCATCGTTTACTTGTAGGGGTGCTTTGGTCTACAATTACATAACAAAAGCAGCTTGTTTTGTATTAAATTTTGGGTCTGATAAGACTTGTAATAGTAGCTTTACAGTGCAGTTCCCAGCAGCGACTTATTCGTCTGCTATTTTGACAATCAGTAGCTATACGGCTGCTAATGTAGTAAGTTCTGGAGATTAATTATGCATAAAGAATTTGGAAGCTGTGGCGATAGCGCTGTAGCAACATTACAAGCCAATGCTGGCACAAACGAAACTATGGGTATTGAAGGTTATTGGCACGTTGAGTGCCGTGATGCTCAAGGTAATTTAAAGTGGAATGAAGAGTTCCCTAACCTAGTCGTAGCCGTAGGCAAACAGTTAATGCTCGATACCTTGTTAAAAGGCAGCTCTTACAGTGTTACTGGTCCTTACCTTGGTTTAACTAATGCTTCATTGACTCCAGCCGCAACAGACGTAATGAGCACTATTGTGCCTAGCAAAGAATTTACTGCTTACACTGTTGGCGGTTCTGCAGTGCGTGGTACAGCCGTGTTTGCTTCTTCTACTTCTACTGGCTCTACACCGTCAAACGTAACGTCTTCAACTGCATCTGCAATTACTTACACCATTACTGGTGCTGGCGGTACTGTTTATGGTTGCTTCTTAGTATTGGGTTCTGGCGCATCAAGCACACAGAGTAATACTGGTGGAACTTTGTATTCTGAAGGAAACTTTAGCGTAGCAAAAACTACAACCGCAGGTGATACTGTCAGCGTTACGTATTCGACCACCTGCACCAGCTGATAGTATAAGTCCTTAATTTTAAAGGATTAATTTTGTTTTATACCTACGCACATTATACTCCCGAAGGCCGTTTATTCTATATTGGTAAAGGCCAAGGGGATCGTGCACACGCCTTTTATCAACGTGGTTCTCATTGGAATAACATAGTTAATAAATATGGTAAACCCGATGTCCAAATACTTGCTAATTGGGATACGGAATCTGAAGCGTTGAGCCACGAAATTCTTTTAATAGAATGTTTCCGTGAATTAGGCCATGACCTATGTAATAAAACAAATGGTGGTGAAGGCACTTCTGGTTATAAACACACTGAGCAACAACGTGAAAATAATAGACAAGCACGATTAGGCAAACCAGTTTGGAATAAAAACATACCGTGCAAAGAAGAAACAAAACAAAAAATTAGCGTTGCTAAACTAGGTTCTATTCCTTGGAATAAAGGTATATCGTCTGGGCTAAAACATTCAGAAGAATTTAAAGAAAAAATTCGTAAAACTCATAAAGGCAATAAGTACAATGTAGGTAGACCTGCTTCTGAAAAACAACGCCAAACAGCTAGCGAAAGATCTAAAGGCAACACCTACGCTGCAGGAAATACATACCAACGCAAATGGGTCTGGGTTGGCACTAATATTAAGACTGGTGAAGTAATCCGATTGGTCGGTGAAAAAGCCTTAAAAGAAGCTGGTTTTCAACACGCTAACATTATAAAATGCATTAACAGAACTCGTAAGTCCCACAAAGGATATGCGTGGTCTAAAGAAAAATGGGAAGATAAGTCATGGCATTAATTCTGCAAGACCGTGTAAGGGAAACTACAAATACAACTGGTACTGGTACGTTTACTCTTTTAGGCGCTGTTACGGGCTATCAATCTTTTTCAGTTATTGGTAATGGAAATACTTGTTTTTATGCTTGTGCTGACCAAGGTGGCCCGAATTGGGAAGTTGGTCTTGGGACTTACTCAAGCGGTACTCTTGCTCGTACTACTGTTCTTTCTTCATCTAACTCTGGCTCACTAGTTAACTTTACTGCTGGTACTAAAGACGTATTTGTAACCCAGCCTTCTGAAAAAGCAGTTTATTTGGATGGAAGCGGCAACATTACGCCTTCTTCTGTAGGTCCTTTAACAGTATCTTCGTTAACAGATTCAGGCTTAACCTCTGGTCGTGTTACCTACGCTGGTACAGGCGGTCTTTTACAAGATTCTGCTAATCTTACGTTTAACGGCACTACATTAACTGCAAATACATTAAATTTAACTAATGCGCTTACTACTTCTTATGGCGGTACTGGATTAACTTCATTTACTGCTGGTGATTTACCGTATTACAGCACAGGCACTGCATTATCTAAATTAGCAATTGGCACAAGCGGCTATATTCTTCAGTCAAACGGCTCTGCTCCGACATGGGTTGCCGCTTCTTCTGTAGTTGGCGGTGCTGGCGGTTCAAACACTCAAGTTCAGTTTAATAATAGTGGTGTACTCGGAGGTTCTGCTAATCTTACATGGAACGGCACTACTCTAGGAGTCACAGGTGCAATTACCGCTTCTGCTGATTCAGCTTTTAATGGTACAGGTGCGCTTCAACTTCCAGTAGGCACTACAGCGCAACAACCTACAGGCGCAAGTGGTAAGCTCCGATTTAACTCTACTACATCTCAGTTTGAGGGGTACACAGGATCAGCATGGAGTTCTGTAGGTGGTTCTGCTTTAAGTAATGACACCACCACAGCTACTAATCTTTATCCCTTGTTTGCTAATGCAACTACAGGCACAGCTTTAAATGTCTATACAAGTAATGCTAAGTATCTTTATAAGCCTAGTACAGGTGATTTACAATCTAGTCAACTAATTGCAAACAATGGATTGGTTCTTAACAATGCAACAGTATCTACAAGTTACACTGTGGCGACAGGAAATAATGCTATGTCAGTAGGTCCAATTACTGTAGCTACAGGTCAAACTGTTACTGTAAGTACAGGTCAAAGGTGGGTGATTCTATGAGTTCTCTTATATCGTCAGGTTCAGCTAGTGGCACAGGGTCAATGACTCTGTTAGCTCCTGTAACCAATTCAAATCAAACTGCTACATTGCCTGATGCTACTGGCACAGTAATGGTTAGTGGTGCTATGCCAGCGTTTAGTGCTTACATGAGTGGAAATCAAACCCCTACAAACAATGTAGCAACATTGCTAACTTATGATACCAAAGATTTTGATTCAGCATCTTGCTTTAACAACACAGGTTCTACTGTTGGTGGAATTCCTGCGTATGCTTTTAAACCCACTGTTGCTGGTTATTATCAAATAAATTTTGTAGTTTGCGCTTACTCTACTGGCACATCATTAGTTCAATGCGTTAGTGCATTATACAAAAATGCTACATCATATAAACAAACTAATATAAATCCAAACGGAACTGCTACTTTTCTTGGTTTTGCGCAAACAATAAGTGTTGTTGTTTATTTAAATGGCACAACTGATTATGTTCAGCCTTATGCAACTGTTAATGCCAACGCAGGAACTCAATTAGTTTTAGGAACTCTTTATTCTAGTTTTAGCGGTTGTTTAGTAAGGGCGGCATAATGAACATCATTGAAAAAATTAAATCTATATACCCTGAATTAACTGATGCAGATTTTGAGCCTGTTATGGGAACAATTAAATTACAAAATGATTTGGATGAGCGTGGCGATTACATTGCTAAATGGGAACATCCTACACTAGCTAGACCAACAGATGAGGAATTAGCATAAGTGCAAGCACAGATTTACCTTGTGTCCAATAAGCTGAACGGCAAGCAATATGTCGGTCAGACAATCAATCCGCATTTGCCGATTGGTCATGGTCGCATCTTAAAAAGTGCTTACAAGCTACATGGTAAAGACAGCTTTACCTATGAGCCAATCTGCAAGGGAATTACCAACAGAGCCAGTTTAAACGCAATAGAACGCTTTTGGATTAGCGTTACTAACACAGTAGTACCCAACGGATACAACATTGATTTAGGCGGTTCTGAAGGCTCTGTATGGACTGATGAACGCAAGCAAGCAGTTAGCATTGCTCGTACTGGAAAAAAGCTAAATAGACCGCTTGGTAGCAAATCTGGTGCAAAAGGCAAGAAATGGTCTGAAGAAAATAAACTGAAATTGTCTGAAATTCTTAAAGGTCGAGTTAGTCCTAATTGGGGAAAACAGGCTTCTGAAGAAACCAAAGCCAAAATGACTGCTAGTCAAAAAGCTAAAGCGGCTTCTTTTGCGGTTCATCCTAACGCTGGTAAAAAAGCATCGGAAGAAACTAAAGCCAAAATGCGAGCCGCAAGAGCCAATAGAATTTATACTGATGAAGATAAACGAAAAATTAGCGAAGCAGTTACAGCTTGGCATAAACAACGCAAGGAGTGTGCATAATGTCCTATGGGCAAGTAAACGCAGATGTGATTGGCACTAGTGTAGCCAATTCAAGTTTAGGGGCAGGCAATGCTACCCTTATGAAAAATAAAATAATTAACGGGGCGTGCGTTATTGACCAAAGAAACGCTGGTGCATCTATTACAAACAACTCTGCAAGTTTTGCATGGGGTGTTGATAGGATGATTGTTTATGGAACACAAACTAGCAAATTTACTTCACAACAAAATGCTGGTTCAGTAACACCTCCTATTGGCTTTACAAATTATTTGGGTATTACTTCTCTTTCCGCATATTCAGTAACATCAACAGATTGGTTTGCAGTTTCTCAGCGAATTGAAGGTTTTAATACGGCTGACCTTCAATGGGGTACTGCTAACGCTAAAACAGTAACTCTGTCTTTCCAAGTCTATTCAAGCCTTACTGGTACTTTTGGCGGTGTTTTAACAAACTCTGCTCAAAACAGAAGTTACCCATTTACTTACACAGTTTCTTCCGCAAACACTTGGACTTCTATTGCAATTACTGTTGCTGGCGACACTTCAGGAACTTGGGTAGGGGCAACTAATGGCACAGGTATTGCAGTGGTTTGGGGATTAGGTGTTGGCTCAACATTAAGTGGTACTGTTGGTTCATGGGCTGGTGCAAATTACTATTCAGCCACAGGAGCAGTATCCGTAGTAGGAACAAGCGGAGCAACCTTCTACATTACTGGTGTTCAACTAGAAGTAGGAAGTAGTGCTACTGGATTTGAGTATCGTCAGTATGGGCAAGAGTTAGCTTTGTGTCAGAGGTATTATGAAACAAGCTATAACGGAGTAAAAGTTCCAACGAATGCTTCTGGTTCTTTAGTGCTTGCTTTAACTGTAGGCTCTCAAACTTATGCTGGTGGTGCTGGTGGTGCTCAACAAGTTCTTGGTTCAGTTCCTTTTGCAGTTGTAAAAAGAGCATCACCTACGATTAATATTTACAGCTATATATCAAGTATATTAACTGCTGTAAGTAGCGGTTATAGTGGTTCTGATTTTGCCGCAAATTCAGGAAATATTTATAACGGTTCAGCTTATTGTTTTTCAATATTTAATGCTACTGGTTCAAATATTACAACTACTGGATATTCAGTGATTTTTGGATTTAGTGCTTCAGCGGAGTTATGATTATGTACAAATTAACAACAAGAAATAATGGTGTTTATAAAGACGGTGCTTTTATTCCACTTGACCCTGACAACACAGACTACCAAGCCTACCTAAAATGGGTAGAACAAGGCAATACACCATTACCAGCAGAGGACATAGTATGACCGCTTATGAACTAGCTGATTGGCTAGATAACTTTAGCTCTGTAAATGATGAAGATGGAAAAATAATGAGTGAGATTTCAGAAAAGCTAAGAAAGCAAGCTGATGCCTTGCAATTAGAAGGAGTGACAGTATGACCACAATAATAATTACCCTTGCAGTCGTAACCTTCTCTTATATGTTCTATGACTTATTCACTCGTAAGACTTGGATGGATAAGATGATTGAAAGAATGGAGCAAGTATGACCACAATAATTGACGGAAGTGCTGGGATAACCTTTCCTAACAGTACAGTACAAGCTAGTGCTGGTAGTGTTTTGCAAGTAGTTCAAGGTAGTTATTCAACTCAAGTGACAACAACATCATTGACACCAGTAACAACCAATGTAACCGCTTCTATTACTCCAAAATTTTCTACAAGCAAAATATTAGCCATTGTAAATCTTGCTGGCTGTGGAAAAAACAATTTAACTGCTGGTAGCGTGGCATATTATTTATACAAAAACGCAAGTAGTGTTTTTGTTAGTACAGATGTTGCATTTTATAACAGTTCAAATGCTGGTGGTAATTTTGGTAATTTAAGTTTTGCTTATTTAGATTCTCCAGCAACTACATCATCTACAACATATACTATTTATATTGCTGCTGTTGGTTCAGGTGCAACAGCTTATGCACAAAACTACAATGCTTCGCAAGCTAACAATACTTCAACTATTACTCTTATGGAGATAGCGGCATGAGTTTAAATACACAGCAAATTGATGCACTTTACAAGCTATATCCTCAAGTAACTTCTACTAACGGTGATACTGCTTACGATGTTCAAGGAAATGAAGTAGCTTATGACTTAGCCTTAGTTACTGCACAAGCCCAAGCTGATGCACAAACAGTTATTGATACAAAGGCTTCTGCACTAGCTAAACTAACAGCACTTGGTCTTTCCGAAGATGAAGTTAAGGCTTTGGTAGGATGATATGACTATTCAGCTATATGCCAATAATGCCAAAACCACTTTAGCGGCTGGTATTACAGCTACTACAACTACTATTAAAGTAGCGGCGGGTACTGGCGCACTTTTTCCAAATCCCAGTTCTGGGCAAGCCAGCAGCCCTTTTTGGTGGCATTTTTAGGAGAAACATTATGGGCGAAAAACAACTAACCCCTATAACTGTTAACGACAAGAACTACATCCTCGAAGATTTAACGGATGAACAGAAGTACCTG